TTGTAGTGAAAACATTTAAGTAATATTTAAAATTTAATTTAATGGAATTTAATCATCCGAGTGAGATTGTTAAAAATTTATCTTTTAGCAATAACGCTCAAGACAAAATTATGTCAGGAGTTGACAAATTAGCTAAAGCTGTTGCGTCTACAATGGGAGCATCTGGTAAATGCGTTATATATGAAGATGCCTTAGGTAAACCAATAGTTACAAAAGACGGAGTGACTGTTGCAAATAGCGTTATCCTTATGGATCCCGTCGAGAATATCGGCGCAACCCTCATTAAAGAGGCAGCTCAAAAAACAGTTAAGGAAGCGGGTGACGGTACTACTACAGCTACCGTACTCGCGCACTCCATTTTAAAAGAATACTGGAAAATAGAAGACCCAGATATAAGAAAAATAAAAGAAGATATAAATAAAGCATCAAAAGAAATATGCACTTATTTAGAAAAATCTTCTAAAAAAGTTACAGGCAAAATGCTGGACCACGTTGCTACTATATCAACAAATAATGATGCGACATTAGGTACTATAATAGCAGATGCTTATAATAAAGTTGGTAAAGATGGTGTTGTACTTATGGAAGAATCTGAAACAGATGAAACATATGTTGATACAGTTGACGGTGTACAATTTGATTCAGGTTTAAAATCTCAACATTTAATTACCGATAAAGAAAAAAATAAAGTAATACTTGAAGAACCTTTAGTATTAATAGTAGATTCAGAAATTGAATCAATAAGAAAAATACAAAATGTTTTAGAGTATGCTATAAAAAATAATAAACCTATATTAATAATAGGTAATGTTTCTCAACAAGTGTTGTCTGCACTTATTATGAATAAAGTAAAAGGCAATATAAAAGTAAATATAATTGATCCACCTGGTTTTTCTTCTATAAGAAAAGAAATGCTAGAAGATCTAGCAATAATAACTGGAGCTAAAGTTATTAATGAAGAATTAGGTGATGATTTAGATTTAATAAATGAAACATGCTTAGGTATTGCAGCTAAAGTTGTAACTGATGAAAATAATACTGTTATAGCTACTAATGTAGATACTGAAGAAATAAAAGAAAGAATTGCGACAATAGATAAGCAAATAAAGAATGAAAAAAATACTTATTCTTTAAAAAAGCTAGAACAACGTAAAGCAATGCTTTCAGGATCTGTAGGTATTATATATGTAGGTGCTGATTCTAAAATAGAATTAAAAGAAAAAAAAGATAGAGTTGAAGATGCTATCTATGCTGTTAAAGCAGCTTTAAAAGAAGGTATTGTTTCGGGAGCTGGAATTGCACTGCACAATGCATCTAATGAAATACAAGATGGAACAAGTGGTAGAGATTTATTGTTAAATGCAATAAAATCACCATATAAAACAATTCTTGAAAACGCTGGAATATCTTATGATAATCCCACAAAAAAAGGATGGGGTAAAAATGTTGTAAATAGTGAAAGCGTTAATTTAATTAAAGAAGGAATTATTGATCCTGTATTGGTAACAAAAACTGCATTAAAAAATGCTGTATCAGTTGCTACAACAATAATGTCAGCTGATTGTGTAATATCTAATGTAAGAGAACAATGAAAGCTGTAAATAAGTATATTATAATAAAGCCTATTAAAGAAGAAATTAAACCAAATAAATCAGGTTTAATAATTACAGAAAAGCATCAAGATGAAATACGTTACAGAAAAGCACAAGTTAAATCTGTAGGTAATTATGTAGAAGGTATTTCAAAAGATGATGAAATTTTTTATGATAGGTTTGCAGGATATGGTATTGATTTTGATAATGAATATCTTCAAGTTATAAAAGAACAAGACGTTGTTGTAGTATTATGAAAATAGAGCCTAACGATTTAAGAAATATAGGCCTATTAAAATATTATAGATTAGTTAGAAAATGGGCTTGTAAAACCTATAAATTAACTGATGCTGAATTAGAATTATTAATTCATTTTGATTGCTTAGGAACTTTTACACGCGATGATTATATTAAGGGAACTTATATATATTCCTGGGATAAACATAGATGGCAAAAACTAAGATCGAATGGTTGGATTGATATATATTCTAAACGTAATAAGACTACAATTAAGTATAATGTGTATAAGATTTCAACGCATTGTAAATATATAATAAGCAGGATATATAGAATTCTTTTAGGAGAAGAAGACTTACCTGTTTCAAGAAGAAGTGTATTTAATAAAAATGCAACCTATACAGATAAAGTATTTAACTCTGCTATAGATAGCATGAATAAAGATTTACAAAGATAATGGCTTACAAAATGAAAAACACCGTTGAAAACATTATAATGAATAACGGTAAAGTTGTAAAAACAAGCTTACCCGATGGAGTACACGGAGTTACTGAAAATGACGGTACAGTTTTTATAAATAGTAAGTTATCACCTGTGCAACAAAAGATTGCTGAAAAGCATGAAAAAGTACATAGAGACCAAATATTAAGAGGTGACCTTTCTTATGATGATGAAAACGTTTATTGGAAAGGTAAAAAATACCCGCGAAAATCAATGAAAGAAGGCTCTCCTAAATTAGCTTGGGAAGCTGAAGCATATAAAAAACAAAATAAAAAATAAAACAAATGGATATTCCTATTACTAAAAAAGTACACGACAGAAAATCTGCACCTAAATCACCAGTGTGTCCAAGTTGTGGTGTTCCTATTGCCCAATCATCATCATGCTGCTCTAGCAAATATATACACGTAAGAGGCGGAAAATAATATTAATTTTAATTTAATTTAATATGACTAAAATTTCAGAACATATAAGTTTAAAAGAAGCAACTAGATCAAATACAGCTGAAAGAAAAGGTATAGATAATTTTCCTGATAGTGAAACATTAATTACGATGCAGATAACTGCGGAGCATGTATTTGAGCCAATGAGAAATCATTTTGGTGAGCCTATATATATAACTTCTTTTTATCGTTCACCTGAATTAAATAAAGCAATAGGTGGAAGCACAAAATCGCAGCATTGCCTTGGTGAAGCTATTGATATTGATGATATTTATAGTAAAGCTAGTAATGCTGATTTTTTTAACTATATAAAAGACAGGTTAGAATTTGATCAACTTATATGGGAATTTGGAGATGATGAAAACCCTGCGTGGGTTCACGTTAGTTATAGATTAGCTAAAAACAGAATGCGTGTTTTAAAAGCTATTAAAGAAAATGGAAAAACAAAATATATAGACATCACAAATGAGTAAGCCAATAACATCAATAGTATTACAGTCACCTTTTATGAAAAAACCACCAGCTCCTTCTAAAAAGAAAAGCTTAGGTTATTATAATAAAGCTAATAAAACAGGTACTGGTGCTGCAGCAGGAGGAGGTATGAGTCAAAAAGGTGTTGACAAATACAGAAGAGATAATCCTGGCAGTAAACTTCAAACGGCGGTAACTACCCCGCCGAGTAAATTAAAACCAGGTAGTAAAGCTGCAAAGCGCAGAAAATCATTTTGTGCGAGATCAAAAGGCTGGACTTCAGAAAGAGGTAGAGCTGCTCGTAGAAGATGGAATTGTTAATTTTAAATTTTATATTATGAGTACTATTACAATTATATTAACAGTAATAACTGTTTTATCAATTTTATTAAACTTCTATCTTATACAACTTTATACTGGAAAGATTAAAGATGCAGATAAGGACATGATTGCAGACTCAGCTGAAGAAGCTGCAGCGGCAATTAAGGAACGAGCTACAGCGGTGATGAAAGAAATCAAAGACGTTGGAGTTGCAGTTAAAGAAGTAGGTAATCAAATTGGAGATGTAGCAAGCGCATCAACCGGAAAAAAAAGATCCGGAAGAAAGCCTAAAAATTAATGGCTGAAAAGAAAAAATTTAAAGACACTGCTGTCGGAAAATTTTTACTTAATAAAATACCAAATGTAGTTGGTGCCATAGCTGGAGATACTCCGGTTGGTTCTGTGATTGAAGCAATTATCGGCGGAAGCGATATGTCTGAAGCCGATAAAAGTGTAGCTTTAGAAAAGCTAAAAATGGAAAGAGCAGAAATAGATGGTGTGACTAAAAGATGGGTAGCTGACGCGAGATCAGGGTCGTGGCTTGCATCAAATGTGCGGCCTTTGATATTAGTATTTTTAACCGTCAGTTATGTTATTGGATGGTATATGGGATATTCCCTTGACCAGATTACGGGTCTTTTAACAATAGTAATTGGTGGCTATTTCGGCTCTCGAGGAGTGGAAAAAGTTTTTGGAAATAATAAACATAAAAATTAAAATGGAAATTAAATTAAATGAATCTCAATTGAGTAGAATCAATCAAGTATTAAATGAATTACCTATAAAAGAAATAAATAAGGTAAAAGCTATTTTATCTATTATAGATGAATCTAATCAAAATAAAAATGAATCTAATAAGAAAAATTAGTATTGGTAGAGATTACAAAAATGATGCTATGCATTACAGTGTAGGGCAAGAAGTTTTTGGAGGTCATATAATATCAGAAATACTAGAAGAAAAAGAATGCTATAAAATATATATTAAAAAGAATGACGAGGTATTACCTTGGAAAGAGTTTAATAAAAATATGGCAGTAAGTATAGAATTTAATTTAGAGTATTAATGAGGCATACACATTGTTATATTGTAGAACCTATAAATGGAAGATACAATAATAAAAAAAGTGTAGCGGATAAAGAACTAATATTAAATACTTCAATAGAAGATCATAAGTTTGTAAATAGAAATGCAACTATAATTGCATTACCTATTGTTAATGAAAATGAATATTTACAAATAGGAGATGAAGTAATAATTCATCATAATGTATTTAGAAGATATTATGATGTTAGAGGTAAAGAAAAAAATAGTAAAAGCTTTTTTGAAGAAGATAAATATTTTTGTTACCATGACCAAATATTTCTTTATAAAAGAAACAATAAATGGTATACTCCTCCTGGTTTTTGTTTTGTGAAGCCAATTCATAGTTTTAATTCTTTAGACACTAATAAAGAGGAACCATTAACAGGTGTTTTAAAGCACATAGGAAGCGATTTAAAAGCTTTTGGTTTATCTAATAATGATTTAATAGGTTTTACTCCTAATAGTGAATATGAATTCGTTATAGATAACGAAAGATTATACAGAGTGCCTCTAAATTCAATTTCAATTAAATATGAAAGAAAAGGAACTGAAGTCGAATATAATACAAGCTGGGTATAAGGCTGTTCATGAACTTATACGTGTAGCGGAAGAAGAAATAATTGTTGAAGGTGGTGAAGATGAACTTGCTGCTGATAGATTAAAAAATGCTGCCGCAACAAAAAAGCTTGCAATATTCGATGCTTTTGAAATACTATCTCGTATAGAAACAGAAAAAAATATTATGGAAGACAAACCTGTTGAAAACAAAAATAGCTTTTCAGGGTTTGCTGAAAAAAGATCTAAATAATGTACGAGCAAACTTTAATAAAAACTATATATCCTATTAAAGAAAAAATTATTAAAAAAAATAATAGATATAAAAAATGGGAATATGGTTATAATAAAGAATTTGACGTAGTAATTATAAGTAAAGATGGTACTATAGGCGAAATTATTGAGATACAAAACTTAGCAATTGCTTTACCATCAAAACCAAAAAGTATTGAAAACAACAATGATTGTTGGGTTCCTCATGAGTACCCAAAAGAATTAAATAGAATAAATACTATATTTGATTGGGAATCATATCCTGAATCATTTAAAAACAAATGGTATGCATATATTGATAAAGAGTTTGTTAAAAGAGAACAAGGGCATTGGTTTAAAAATAAAAATGTTGACACTTATATTACTGGCTCTCATTATATGTACTTGCAACACTCCAAGATTGATGTTGGGAAGCCAGACTACAGAGAAGCTAATAGAATTTTCTATATCTTCTGGGAAGCTTGTAAGGCCGACGTTAGATGTTATGGAATGTGCTATCTTAAAAACAGAAGGTCAGGCTTCTCTTTTATGTCTTCA